TATCTGCCATGGCTAGTTCTTTGTAATGGAAACGTTTTCTGGTATCGGCACAGCAGCAGGTGGAGGACTGACGCCTTCGCCAATAGTCACTGCAACAGCCACTCCTTTGTTATGATAAGGCCAAGGCTCGTGTGTGGGAGCTCGTGTCACAACACTTTGTAATTTATTGATTTCCACTTGCCAACCAGTTGACACATCAAACTTTGTGTCGTCCATGGTGTACTTTGTCATGATTTTAGCCGGTGACACATCGTCTGCACCGCCGCCGTTGAGATCAATGCGGCCACCTTTGAGTTTCAATGCTCCACCGCCATCAAAACTACCTCCTGCACCTTTGAGTGCTAGAGATCCATCAGCTCGTATGCCCAATTGAGCTTTGCTGTACAGTGTGGTTTTTCCTTGACTAAATGTGGTAATGGTTTGATCGCTTTCCACCCCAACATTTATTTTTGCTTTGATATTGATCTTCTCTCCGGCAAACATGTTGATGTCTTTGTCAGCATGTAAATTAATAGTGCCCTGTGTTCTAATGTTCACAGAGTTTGTGCTGAACACATCCACAGTGCCTTCTACGCCCAGTTCGATCCAAGTCAGCCCATTGGCATGCACAATATAAAAGAAGTTGCCATCGTCACTCATGGTGATCTGATGTCCTTTGCTGGTGCGCAGGCGAATCATGGCATTTTGATTCTCTAGGTCACCATCGTCCATGACAACGGTATGTCCACCTTGACGTGCAATCACCGTTACATCTGCTGGACTGAGTTTGTTCGCCATCAAGGCTTTGCGAATTTCATTTGGGCCAACTCCGCTTTGATATACCGGTCGACCTGGCGTTGAAATTCCATATACTGCGCTGGGGCTTTCACGCTGTGAACTACTATTAGTTGGACCACGTTCAGGATCTTTGTCAAGTCCTTGTTGGAAAAATGTGCCGGCTATCACAGCATGAATAGGTTTAGGCGAATCAAAGAATCTAGGATTGCTGATGATTGAATTGCTCTTGGCGTTGATTTCTGTCACTGGCTGCTGCGGTGATGTTTCAGTGTATTTGGCCTGTGTTTTGTTGCCAGGAATATATTGTCCTTTGGGGGCAGAACCTATAGCCGGAATCATATGACTCACGCCAGGCTCAGGGATACATCCAAGATAGTAGCCCTGCGACGGATCGCCTGCTACAAAAAAGCACATCACTCTTACCCCAATGTCAGGTGGTGTGAACCACATCCCATAGGTGTGTTGATTGCTGGTGTAGGTACCATTGCCGGCAGCGCCACCGTTGGGTTTTTGTGTTATCCCATAGAATGGCGGCAAGTATCGCACTGTGCGCCAGAGTTTGCTGTTGGTTTTATCACCGCCTGAAAATTGTTCAATATAAACCTGTAAGCGGCCCGAACGAATGCTGTCAACATTATTCATTACCTCGCCAACATAAGGTCCCATCTCCGCTGGCACGCCACCGCGATCAAATTTATATCCCTTGGGTCTGCCATGTGTGGTGTAAACGTTATCTGCCATGTTATCCTCTATGCATTATACTAAAAGCCAAAAAATCTAGAATCTGGGGTGTTGTCTTGTGCAGTGACCCGTACGTTGGTAGGTGCCACTATGTCTTTTAAAGGAAACGTCTGACTGGCTATGGTAGCTTTTCTTGCATCCTGTGCCGAGGCTACTTTTTTATTGGTTGGATTGACCCGAGGCGTATTGTTATTGGGAGTCAATCCAAAACTTTGGCTACCAAGGTCAGCAGCTCTAACTGGGGAGTCTACAACTTGTGAGGTTTTTGGCCTTGGGAAAATATAAAGACATCCCTCTAGAGTTTGTTCAAATTTCCCTTGACGGAACTCGCTAGTTATTTCTGTGGCGTAAAATACATAACTCTGTTGTGTGGCACCACGGTTAGCAGTGCTGAACTGTTCAGGTAATGCGTTTGTTTGGTCCACTGCCTCTTCAGCATTGGCTTGTGTTGTTGCAGCAGTGTCTGGACTAGGGCTGGAACTAACACCAATAGCAGGTGTGTTGCTGTTAGACACAGCGACCACTGGATCTGGTTGTGTGGCAGTGGTGGTGGCAGCGTCTGGACTGGTAAAAGTCTGTGTGGGCGGTGCTGGATTTGTAACGCCAGCATCGCCTGATTGTTTGACTTCTTCGCCGGCACTTTGTGTGTTGTTTTGTGTGGCGCCGATTCTCACGGCCTTGTTTGCTAGACTTTTTGCAATTGCCGTTCCATTTTGTGTATCAATAACCAAGTCAATTAATGCCTCTAGGCTTCGAGCCAACTTGGGATCAAAATCATTTCCTGTACTGTTGTCTACTTGAACATTGCGCACTTGCAGTGAAAGTGCTGCCAATTGCGTGCCAAGTGATTCCAGAGGGCCTAGGGCTGCGGCGGCTCGTGGTTGATCACCGCTGAGTACATCTTCGCGCAAAGTATTGTATTGGTCATTAATCTTGCCCAATTCGTCTACTAGAGCATTGCGTTTATCTCTCAATGCTCGGTTTTCTTTTATCGCCATGATTAAATTCTGCCAATATTAGAAATAAAATTTGGGTCCATTAACCCAGTGCCATCAATGTCATAATCAACTGGACGCTGCCAGACGATTTCAAACAAGATTTCTTGTGATTCAAGATTTATTGTGCCATCAGGATTAAATGCACTGAAACTAAATGTGCGTGGGTCGTTGCCACGGAATATCTCACCCTGTGCTATCCAAGCCGGATCACCAAGAATTTTTATTTTGACTTTGCCAATGTCACCTGGGCTGTAAAGATAATCTGCGGCGTTGGCTGCTGGTTCGTTGGATTTACCTTGTGCACCTTGTGAACTTTGCCCACTGGCGGGTTGATAAACAAACCTTGGTATGTCAGTGAGATTACTGGTAACCTGTGTTGCTAGTTGCTCAGCTGATCCACTCACCACTGTATAATAGAGATTGTCAAAATTTTGTTGATAGTCCAACACTGCGGTATTCTGTCCAGTGAACCAATAGGGGTAGCTTTTATGCACACCACGAAACCGTGTACGTGGAAACCAAGCACTTATCAAGGATTTTACTTCGTAGATGCTGACCATGAAAGTAAATCTGTAAGGATAATCACCACGCTTGGGATCTATCTGGGTACCAATGGGTTCAGCTTTGACTGATATTTTAAACCAAGCAAAATTCTTTATAGGAGTGCCGTTGGGTTTTTCCTGTTGTGTTTCTTCATCAACAATTTTAAGTTGCTGGTCTATGATATAACTGCTGTTACGCACAGTCATTTCAATGGCTTGAATTATGCTTTGCCCGGGACGTATTCCAAAATTTCTCTGTGACGGAGTCATCTGATTCAAAGCACTATCTAATTTTCTAGCCCCTGCACTGTTGTCCATGGGAGTAAAGTCAATGGCCAAATCCCCAGGTTTCTTTATTGTGGCATTGGCAATACTGTTGTTGGCAAATTCAATCACAAATTCGTCAGGCTTGGTGTAGATGCCTTGTTTTACCAAGTTGGCCTGAAATTCATTCATGGCCTGCATTAACCCCCGTGCTTTGGTATTGGTACCTTGTGGAGCTGACGCTGCAGTGCCTGGCGCATCTATTGACGGTGCGGCATTGACTGTGGTGTTTGTTTTACTGGGATCATCGCCCTTTAATGGAAAACCACTGGCGCCGGTTCCTGGCGATCGTGGACTGGTTGAAGTTTTTTTGCCGCCGCTGGCCTGACTGGTGGTATTATTCCTGACACCCTCGGAGTTGCTGGTGGTTATTTTTTGTCCTCCCAGCATTTCACTCACTGTACTACCAGTAATTTCTACATCATAAGGAATTGTTTGTCTGAGCCTAAACAAGTAAGGTATAGCAGCCCCGTTTATTTCATAGGTGCTCAATTTGTTGCTGACGGAGAATTTAATATCTGTTATACCGAACGGAATGTATTTGATTACAATAGAGTACGGATCTGTTTTTGACCCACCACTGTCACTCTTGCCCACCAACACTGGGTTTCCATCTGCATCGTATCCACGAAACCGTACCACCAAACAATAGATAGCCGAACTAAATGCCTGTAGTCCTGCATACGCCTGTACCGCGTCTTTGAGATTATCAATTAAACTTATTCCATTGGGTTCAATTACTGTCATTTTAAGGTTGGTGCTGGCACTGGCCATACCAGTGCCTTTGCCGGGCAACACATTTTTTATTGACAGACTGTCAATATAGTAATCAAGCGTGAAATAAGGATTCCTACTTCGTACTGTAGAAGTTTGACCATTGACTGTGGCTGTAATGTCACTTACATTTTGTGCACCACCGCTTTGTATCAACAGTTGCCCACCATCAATCCCAGTATCACCAGCGGCAATATTTTCATTACGTCCGCTTTGAATTAATTTTCTATAGTCATCAGTGTTCAACAAATACAAAGAAATCTGATAGGTGTAACTGGCATAGTCATCTAGTACATTTGGTTGTGGTTCAATATTTTCTTGGAAGCTGAGTTCAATGTCCTGTCGTGTGGCATTTTTTGTGGGACTGGCATCATCATTGCCTTGTCCCACACCTGGGCCGTAACTGGATGTTGGTTTTGCATCGTTGCCTTGATTGGCCTGCTGAGTATTGGGATCCAACAGTTGAGATCCTTGGCCGGGTGGGTTATTGACTGCCTGTGTTGCTGTGATAGGTTTGGTTTCACTGGCCAAGCCTGCATCTGCAGAAGTGTCATTGGTTTTGGGTTTGTCGGCAGTGCTGCCTGAGTCGGGGAGATCATTGCGATTGATTCTGCCGTCGGGCTCCAGCACTTGTGTGGGTTGTGGTGGATTTGTAACACTTGCCTCACCTGATTGTTTGACTTCTTCGCCGGCACTTTGAGCTTTGTTTTGTTGGCGTAGTTGTGCTTCTATGGATCTAGCTTGTTCCTGTAATGCTGCTTTTTCGCTAGGCAGGAGATTAGGCAGCGATCTAATAGCGTCATTTGCAGCCCCTAATGGGTCAAATCCATAATAAATCTTGCCTGTGGCATCATTAATGACTTTCCAACCGCCTGTACCTGAATCCTGTTCAAATGTAAAAGCCATATGTTAGAACCCCAGCACTGAACGCAGCGTTGTAATCTTTGGAAGATAAATTTCCACACCAACTTTGAAATCCAAGGGCGGCGCTGCAAGTGTGTTGGGGTTGCGTTGATAGAACACCCACCACAATGAAGGAGTTTCATACAAGTCATAGGCCAACAAGTCTGGCCTATATTCGTACACTGTGTTGATCCTCATCAGCAAATCATCGCTCTCTTTGGGTATGGGACGATTGATCATGAGATCAAGATAGTATTGTGTATATCCTGTGTTGTAATATGGGCTCGTAGCTGAATATGTTGGCATTACCAGAATCCTCCGCGCAATAGCTTACCTTGTGCAAATTCTCTTACACTGAACTGTTTGCTCATCTGACTACGGCTCTGTATTGGTATCAATGTCAATTGTATTTCCATATGTGTTGGCACGTAAGTTGAATTGTTGCCACCTAACTCAGTTGAATTTCCAGCAGTGTCAAATGAGGACATTGCCTTGGCCTGCGGCAATGCGCCTTTGGGCGTAAAAATAGTTTTTAATCTAGATATCGCCGAATAAATTGGCGATGTGCTAGTGGGTGTATTGCTTTGACGATCTCTGCGAGTAATCAAATTGGTGTTGGTGACAGTTACACTGCCTGCTCGTATGTAGTCAACATCTGCTGGGAGATTGTAATTAAAACTCTCCAAAACACAGGGATGCAAATGGTATTGATATTGTCCATGCCCTGACAGGTATAGGATCGGTGGCGGTGTGCCAGCCTGTGCATCTTGTCCATAAAACATCTTTGTGGCACTCTTGAAAAAATGTATCACAGCCAACAGGTAATTGGCTTCGTTGGTATCTTGTGCTGTAAATGTTGCGGTGATTGATATTTCACCAGGACTGGAGTTTTTATAAAACAACCCACGCATATTGCTGTGAGTCATGTCATACTTGTCATAGTTGGCTCGGTAACTGGTCTGTATTGCCGGAGTGTAGGGAAATATCACTCCGTTGGTAATGTTCAATGGGTAAAGTATCTCACCAGGTGCTGCCACTTTGTATAGGTACTGTGCCTGCTGCGACAAAGCAAGTCTGACTCGCCAATCTTTGTCGTTGAATCCTGACTTCTGTTCACGCAAGGCCTGTTGGTTACGAGCCTCGTCTTTTAGCTGTTGCTGATTGGCAGCAAACAGATTATTGGGATCAGTGTTTATGAATTCTGGGTTGGTGCCAAAGCCTTGAACGTAACCTGTACCGCCGTCTGCTGGAGATACCGGACCAGTGTTGATTTGATCAACACTGGGCTCAGGTCTGTCACCATAGGGGTTGGTAAAAGGGTTTTCTTGTGAAGTGGCTGCAGTTCGCAGCGAGCCACCAATCACAGACTCTTTGTCTCGTTGTTCGTTTTCGTCAGCTATACCACTGAGTGGATCGTCAGCAGGTACACCTTGTTGGAATTGATTAACTCCGGTGAATTGTGTTGACACTCCCAAGGCATTGGTATCAGCAACTGGGTCAGGCTCGTTTACAAAAACGCCCGGTGTTGCCAACGCTCTTGCAGCAGCACCTGGATCTACGCTCACTGGTTGATCGGGCGCATCACGTGTGATAGTTTCAATAATGCCGCGAGATCTATAACCAACAACCTGACCGTCGGAGTTGAAAACTGCACCAGACTGGCTTTCTGGAGCTTGCTCAAGTGGTGCATTGTCAGCAAAGTTATAAGAGGGAACAAACTGTGCTGGAGAAGTTAGTATGTTCCCCGTGAATTCCGGAGGCGACTGCGCTATCTCACTTGTTGGCACTTGTTGCCTTGCCCGAGCTTCGTTTACTGCTTGGTTGATAGCATCGTCTTCGGTGGGTGCCAGCGGCCTCACCTCAAACTCAGGTGTGGGTACTGCGCCGGTTCGGTTGGACTGAGGAACAAATCCAGCGTTGGGATCTACATTGCTGTTGTTGGCTGTTTTTTCTGACGTAGTTGGCAGTGGCTGGTCTGGGGAAGTGTTTGATGTATTGGGATTTAAAATCTTTTGTGCTGCACGCCCACCTTCCAAAGACCCATCGGTGACCGGTTGTCCACTGTCGAGTTTGTTAAAATTGTCACCAAGCTGATTTTTTCTGGCCTCTAACTTGGCAACATCTTCAGGGCTGAGACTTATTTTTCCTGTGTTGGCCTGGGCCAGGGTCGCGTCCACTGAAGCAAGTTCAGATTCCACTTGCGCTTGTTGCTTTGCTACCAGCGCACGACGTTCTGGGCCAGTGAGATTGTTGTTGGGGCTTGACAAGTCTGTGACTGAGCCGCCAGCTGGCGCTGTGGCCGAGTCCGAGGTTGATCTACCACGACGCGGAGGATTTGGTATCCCTTGCGCTGTATTAAACGCTTCAAATTCTGCTTGGCTTACAAACTTAGTCTGGCCGTTTTCACTGATAAAAGGCATAGTTGTTCCTGTTTGTGTATTTAATCAAAAAATAAACGGCTATGTTTAAGAAATGGTTGACTTTTGTTGTAAAAATGCTACAATAAGTACACAATTAGGAGAACATCTGTGTCTGTAACTATCCCACGTACGGCGCCCCGCGTCAACTATCTAAACAATCGCGACATACTCAAAGAAATACATTTTTCAAAAAACACTTACTGCTCGTTTGTTGATCCGGCAACTGATCATCAGTTTGATATGATCCTGCCCAGTGTGACAAAAATCAATCAAAAGACTGTGGCCGAAGCTCGTCGCAATCGTGCAGATCGCATCAAACGTGACACCGGTACAATAGTTGATCCAAAAAAAATACCCAACACTGATTTGGTTTTTAGAATCACAACCTGGGATCATGTGCCCAAAGCTCCCAAAAAAATCACCAAGGCAGCAGCAAAGAAAGCCAGCCTGGAAGAACTGTTTGAAATCGTAGACGAGCCTACGGCCGATGATCTAGTAGACGAGCCAGTGTTGGACATGGCCTATATACGTGTTAATTTTCCTCCGTTCTGGCACTACAGAATTGACGGGAACAAACAACCATTTGTTGTGGGCAAGTCGCACTGGCGAGGTGATCTGGCCACAGGCGAGTTCTGCAAAGAACACGGGCAAATGACCAAGAAGCTGGCCTTGATGTTTATGAAACTGTGTGAACGTTATGCCACCCGTAGTAACTGGCGTGGTTATACCTACAACGAAGAAATGCGTGGCCAAGCCTTGTTACAACTCAGTCAGATTGGCCTACAGTTTGATGAGTCAAAGTCACAGAATCCTTTTGCCTACTACACTGCTGCCATTACCAACAGCTTTACTCGTATCTTGAACATTGAAAAGAAAATGCAAAACATACGTGATGACATCTTAGAGATGAACGGATTGAATCCAAGTTGGACTAGACAAAATTCCGGCAAAAGTCCCGGAGCAGTGATGTCCATTCCGGTTGCAATGCCACAGGACGACTAGTATAATGTTGTCATATGGCCAACTTATTTAAAAAAGCAGTAGTATTCACTGACATCCACTTTGGACTAAAGTCAAACAGTCAAACCCACAATGATGACTGTTTGGCTTTTGTCAAGTGGGCAACCAAACTAGCAAAGGAAAACAACTGTGAAACAGCTATGTTTCTTGGAGATTGGCATAATCACCGCGCTAGTATCAATATTGTCACTCTTAACTATAGTCTCCGTGCTCTGGAACATCTCAACGACAACTTCGATCGTGTGTTTTTCATTCCTGGCAATCATGACTTATATTATCGTGACCGACGTGATGTCCAAAGTGTTGAGTGGGCTAAACATTTACCGAATGTGGTCATTTGTAATGATTGGTTACACAGCGGTGATGTTATTGTGGCCCCTTGGTTAGTAGGCGAAGACTACAAACGCATACCAAAATTATCAGCCAAGTACATGTTTGGACATTTTGAACTACCGCATTTTAAAATGAATGCCATGGTAGAAATGCCGGATCATGGAGATATCAAACGTGAAGACTTTGGTGGCATTGGACATGTGTTCTCTGGCCACTTCCACAAACGTCAGACTTATAAAAATATCACCTACATTGGCAACTGCTTTCCGCACAACTTTGCCGACAATTATGATGACGAGCGCGGTGCAATGATCATTGACTGGGGCAAAGAACCTGTGTATCATGCTTGGCCTGATCAACCTCGGTATCGTGTGTTGAGACTGTCAGATGTCATTGACAATGCGCCAACAGTATTGGCCAAGAATATGCATGTTAGAGTTGAGCTTGACATAGACATCAGCTATGAAGAAGCAAACTTTATCAAAGAAACATTTATCAAAGACTATCACCTGCGTGAGATGGCGTTAATTCCCAACAAGAGTGCTGCCATAGATGTTGACATGGCACCAGGAGAAATAAGATTTGAGTCAGTGGATCAAATTGTCACAGATCAACTCACCAACATTGAATCTGAATTCTATGATTCTAAACTACTGTTAAAAATATATCAAGAACTATAACATGGTCGTATACAGCAATTCTTGTAGCTTTGGTGCTCCACAAGAACATCCCACTTACGCCGACTATGTCAGTGAGCATTTCAAAGCGTCAGTGGTCAATCACGGGCTGATGAATAGCTGCAATCAACGCATCATACGCACTACCTTGCGAGATTTGTTAGAATTAAAAAAACAACATCATGACATCACGGCATTGGTTGGATTATCTTTTATTTCAAGAGTCGAACTCTGGCAGCCAGACCTGCCAGCTCAAAGAAACGATGGACATTTTCATTCCATCTGTGTTGATCATCAAAAAATTGACTGGAGTCTCAAGGGCCTAATTGATACCCGTGTACCCAACATACATCTCATGACTGATCCTGCAGTGCGAGATTACTACAAAAACTGGCTGATACACTATTCACCCGAAGCTGAGATTTCAAATCTATTGACGAACTTATTGATGCTATCAGGGTGGGCAAAACAACACAACATAAATTTGTTGATATTTTCAAACGTTGATGTGCTGCCTGCTGCAGATGCTGTGGGATACGATTCCCCTTTCCTGTCCACATTGGTAGAAGAAATACGCCAGGATCCTAGTTTCGTTGATCCTTGGCAATTTAGTTTTGGCACGTATGTGCTGGCACATGGGTTTCATCCCAAGGACTACCAGTTATATCGCCAACACGGGCACCCTGGACAATTGGCACACGAATTTTTTTCTAAATTTTTAATAGATAAGTTAGAAAAAAATAGTTCTTGTGTCACATATACTGTACAATAACTGTTATAATAAGGAACCACAGTTGATTAACATAAAGAATTTAACCGTTAAAAACTTCATGAGTGTGGGCAATGCCACGCAAGCGGTTGACTTTGATCGTCGTGATCTCACCTTGGTGCTGGGAGAAAATCTTGATCTGGGTGGTGACGGGTCCAGAAACGGTACCGGTAAAACCACTATCATCAATGCCTTGAGTTTTGCCTTGTATGGGCAGGCACTGACCAACATTCGCAAAGACAATCTCATCAACAAAACCAACGGTAAAAACATGTTGGTGAGTTTGGACTTTGATCTTGATGGCAAGACCTATCGTGTTGAACGTGGTCGCAAGCCCAATATCCTAAAATTTTATGTTGACAACGAACAGACCACTGCTGATGATGAAGCACAAGGTGATTCGCGAGAAACCCAGGACGTCATAGAGCGGCTGCTGGGACTGAGTCATGATATGTTTCGTCATGTTGTGGCATTGAATACTTACACTGAACCGTTTTTAAGTCTCAAGGCCAATGATCAACGTGTGATCATTGAACAGTTGCTGGGCATTACATTGCTGAGTGAACGTGCTGATCGCATCAAAGAACTCAACAAACAAACCAAAGATGCTATCCAGCAAGAAGAATTTAGAATACGTGCTGTACAAGAAGCCAATAAACGCATTGAAGAACAAATTGCTGCGGCTCAACGCAGACAAACACTCTGGCAAAAGAAACGCGACGAGGACATTGCTGCATTTCAGCTAGCCTACGATGAACTTGGTAAAGTTGACATCGAAGCCGAATTACAAGCGCATCAAGCACTCACTGAATACAACATCAAGAAAAAAGCCATAGCCGATCTCACAGCCTGGATCAAACGCTGTGAATTAGATGAAGCCAGGGAAAAGAAAGAAATTGCCAAGATAGAGTTGGAAATTGCCAGCCTTGAACAACACACTTGCCACAGTTGTGGGCAGGCATTTCATGACAGCAAACACGAACAAGTATTAGAAGCCAAAAGAAAAGCATTGTCTGAGGCTGCAATGCAGGCCCTGTCTACAAACGGTCAATGGATGGAACATACTGACACATTGCAAGAGTTGGGAGAGCTAGGCACTCAGCCCCGTGTGTTTTATGATCAAGAATCCGACGCCTATGAACATCGTTCAAGCATGGCACATGTGTTGAGTCAGCTCATGTCCAAACAAAACGAAGTTGATCCTTATGTTGATCAAATTGCTGACATGACTGCACAGGCAGTACAGACCGTTGAGTATGACGCATTGAACGAACTCACCCGGTTGCAGGATCATCAAGAATTTTTGTTGAAGTTGTTGACGCAGAAGGATTCATTCATACGCAAGAAGATCATTGAACAAAATCTCAGCTATCTCAATGCTAGACTCACACACTATCTTGACAGGATTGGGTTACCGCATACAGTGGTGTTTCAAAACGATCTCACTGTGCAAATTGAAGAACTAGGACGTGAACTTGACTTTGATAATTTAAGTCGTGGTGAACGCAATCGTCTCATACTCAGTATGAGTTGGGCATTCCGTGATGTCTGGGAAAGTTTGTATCGTCCTATCAACTTGTTGTTTATTGATGAGATGATTGACTCAGGCATGGACACTCAAGGTGTTGAAAGCAGTCTTGCATTGCTGAAGAAGATGAGTCGTGAACGCAATAAAAGTATTTGGTTGGTGTCGCATCGTGATGAACTTGCCGGACGAGTTGAGAACATTCTCAAGGTTGTCAAAAGCAACGGTTTTACAGAATATAACACGGACGTTGAAACAGTATGAGTCTAGCACTTTGGCACTGGCATATTGAAATATCCAGCAAGTGTACATTGCGGTGCCCTCGTTGCGCTCGGCAAGAAGTACCTGATGGATTTAAAAATACCGAACTGAGTTTAGAATTCTTCTGGCAAAATTTCCCTGAATCATTCATTCAGCACCATGTAGAAAAACTTACATTCTGTGGCGATGATGGTGATCCCATCTATGCACATGATTTGCTGGAAGTTATCAAATATTTCAAGAATACCAAACCCACTATTGAAATTGTGATTGTCACCAATGGTAGTTACAAAGATCCAGACTGGTGGCAAGAGCTGGGAAGATTGTTGGATATCCAGGACAGCGTACATTTCAGCATTGATGGATACGACGATGCATCCAACAATCAATATCGTGTCAACAGCAACTACCACAGCATCATAGCCGGCGTCCAGGCACTGCGAGCAGCAAGCAAATGTCAAATTGTCTGGGCCGCAATTGCGTTTTCATTCAACGAGCAGCATTTGGAACAGATGAAAGATCAAGCCCAACAGTTGGGCATGGATCGGTTTCAGTTGACACGCAGCACCAAGTTCTATAAAATCTACCCCAGTTACGGACCTGTGGACACCCTGCAGCCCCGGGACGAATTGATCAGCAATACCTTGCGTTTTGAACGTGAGGTCACTGATTTTACAGGCCGTAGCACTGCGATTTGGTCCGTTAATCGCAAACTTTACACAGACAGTCAAGTACAAAATAATGTGAGACCTCTGTGCTCAATTGGCAATAAAGGCCTCTATATCAGCGCACAGGGTAACTTTTACCCTTGCTGTTGGGTGGCCAATCGCTATGAACACAACCAACCCTGGCAGCGGTTGGGGCAAAAATACAATCTGCACACACAGGATTTACAGCAAGTTCTCGCTGACAATTTCTGGCAAAATGAGTTCCAGACCTATGGTTGGATTGAATGTCAAACCAAATGTGCTGCTGCTGTGGTCACAGAAGAATATGCAACTCAGTGGTAAAGGGATAAATTATGCTGTATGTCATGGCTATTTGAATCTCTTGTAGTAGAATCGCTTCCTGAAGATTGTGCAGGATTTGTGTATTTGATCACAAACAACACAACCGGCAGGAAGTATATTGGTAAAAAACTGGCAAGATTTAAACGAACAACTTATCGAGTGGTTAAACTTAAAAACGGTAACAAAAAGCGCAAGAAAATCAGAGGTACAATAGATTCAGACTGGCAAACATATTATGGCTCATCACCCGAACTCTCCAAAGACATAGAACAACTAGGCATAGAAAACTTCTCCCGCGAAATATTGTATTATTGCAAAACCAAATCGGAATGCAGTTATATAGAGGCTCGTGAACAATTCTCAAGACGTGTGCTGGAATCAGATGACTACTATAATGGTCATATTCAAGTTCGCGTCCATGGCTCGCATATCAAAGGCAAACTAAGCAACTAAGGCTAGCACAGGCCAACATCGTGTGCCCTAGACCTGGATCTCAGATCACAGGGACGGAAGACTCACCGCGCTAGTGAGCACTCAACTACTACCCGAAAGGATGAAGATCGCAAACGCCGCGATTTAGTTGTTTGAAAAGGACAAAAGGCAAAAAAGACGCTTGAGCGATCAAGCACGTTTGTTGGCAAGGACTAGCATCTTGTTGATAAACCGCCGTTGTAATAAAGACGGGGATGGAGGTACCGGACAACCGCCTCTGCTAAACACCCTAATGCTAGTGACTGTGATACTCGGATGATGTCGCATTTTTCTTTGCCCGCCCTGGGCAAAGAGTGACTGCTTTATCTGGATGATATCTTTAAAGACAGTACATTGATGAACGCAGTGAAATCAATAGAACTACGAAGTAGTTCTCAAAGCATGATGATTAGGCTCCAACAATGTATGTAACTTTTGAGTATTGTCAGGAAATGATTCAAGTTGCCAATTACGAATGTTAAGGTTGTGTTGATAAATCAAACGATGTTGAATGATTGCCTCTTGTAACAGAGTCAATGGACGCAATGGGTAATACCATCCCTTGACTGTGGCGATCACAATGTGATCTAGCTCATAACAAAATTTTAAGATTTGCTGTTGTATTTGTTGCCATTGTTGATATACCACTCTCCAATGTACCATCTGGGTTTCTATTAGAGATTCATCAATGTACTGTAGACATCTCCTCACTACAGATTCCCCATCATGCCACAGTTCTTCGCAGTTGATCCAAAGATGTGGATTGGAGAAGTCTATCATCTCATTGTTGGGATTGAACTTGTCAACTTGCAGATTCAATGCCAGCATTTCTCTTTGATCCCAGATTGGATCTGTGCTGCGTATCTTATTGGCAAAGAACCATTGGTGAACTGCTATGAACATGTCATCGTGGTAGTCTATGCTTTGACCAACATTGGTTTGATACTTGGCTCGATTCAGGGCCAGTGAATGATAAGTCAAGTTAGGCGTAGTCGGTGACAGATAGATCATAGGCACATTGGATGTACTGCAAGATTGGATTATCTGGGCATAGTCAATGTCACAGGTGGTCAACAGATACTGCCAGATTTGAGGATCCTGCATACGTTGTTCTGTGAACCCCAGTGCCAGTGCGACTATTTCTGGTGGCATGGGCGCAGGATAAAAAGAGTGAAAAGTTTTGGTGTTTGTTTGTTGTAAGTCTGCTAGAGCCGACAAAAATTCGCTGTGTCCAGTTGGATGATTTTTTAAATGCTGATGTGCATTGTTGTTGTCAATGGGAGAGTCTGTCAACGATATCCATGCCTGCTGCTCAACATTGTAGACTTTGTGATGTCCGGTGAGCCAATGCAAACTCCAGTCTAAAAATGTAGCCCCCACAGGTGCTGAACTGGTAACACATACTACTTTAGATGTCATCTGGCCAATCTCTAAACAGTGCGTGTTGTATATTGCCTGATACGAACTGATTGAAGCTACGATGCTTGTCTTCAAGCTCACCTTTGAGTGGTGCTACTCGGCGAAAAGCTTCATCCATCTGTGCCATGCCCGTGAATTCCATGATGATCATCCACTCGGGCATGTCAGAGATTGATCTAAATCCCATCTTGCAACGTGTAATTCTATAACTTTCCATCTTGTTTTCTTCCACAAGATGATCAAAGAAGCTGCGCATGTTGGTGACCCACTCAAGATCAGAGATGTCGCCTTGTTTGTCGGCCCATATAGTGTATAAGTCCATTATGTCATTGGTCCCAAAATTTCAAATCCATCTATTTGGCTCTTGTACAGATGTGCCTGCTCAAGATACAAATAATCAAAACCTCGTGCCCGATAGATGGCACATTCGGTTTTCATTGTTTCAATACCCAGCCTCAGTTCGGGACGATGATATGTCCAAGCAAACTGATCGCACAGGGCATTGCAATCATCAAACCTGCGTATCAAACTCCAGGCCACTAACTTATTGTCGTCATAGTAGCCAATGATGTCGGACCCTGGATCACGATACCGACTTGGAAACATCGGCATCACAGATCCAAACTTTTTGTAAATGCAATAGGTTCTGTAGATGTCATCTAACTGCTGACATATTTCGGGGGTGGGTTTGAGATATTGCCACGCCACTGATTCAGTGTAGTTGGTCTCGTCAAGATTGATCCTGGCAAATTGATAAGTCACAGTCTAGGGTCCTGGCGATGTGCAAACAAGCCTTGTAGATAATCTTCGGGCCAGTTTTGATAGTAGCCCTTGTGAGCCAACTGTTGTGCTGCTGCTTCTAGTTTTGTTTTGTCTTGCAAGAATATCAGTGCGTATTGCCCTTGGTTCATTGCAACACCGTTGATGATTTCTGGCGAGTCAGGATGATCAGTCAGGGCCAACATATTCTTGTTGTCAAGATAATTGACCTGTACCATCCGAGCACAGTTTTCCATATGGCCAGCACTGACTGTTTTGGGATCATAAACAAGAGCCACAACCTCGCGTCCTTGCATGCCCCAGCGCCAGTGATTTACCAAATCAAAGTAGGGATCGTTACCTGGCACAATGGCAATGGTGTTGGCTAACCTGGCCTGACGAGCATACGGGCACGGCGCCCAGTTGTTGAGTGCAGGGTTGGGCTTTTCAACAAAGTCCGTGATCCACTGCTCAATGTCCAGTTTGGCTTGTTCAAAATCCATTAGAAGAATGGTAAATTTGTTTTCTTGGTGGTTTCAAGATTGTCTTTGATTAATTCATTGATCTGGACTCGTTCTTCCCAGCTCAAATTTAAAATTTGTTCGTAAGTCATCCCACCACGCATATACCAGCTCATCCTAACTGCTTCTCGCCGTATATCCGCGGCCTCTGTGTCCATGGTAGTGATCATTGCCTCAATTTCTTCCGGACCGGAAGTTAAGAGGCGTTGCCGAAAAAATTAGATTGGTTTAATGTAAATGATTGCTGATACTCATGTTCGCAACTGCCACATTTAATGGTCAGTGGCTTAAAATCACTGTCCTTGCGCAGATCTATAATATGATCTCTAATCTCTTGAAATACTTTACGATCGCAGTTTCTTAAAAAATCTTCAATGTGAGATTTTTCAGTGACCATGACGTTGGGTGTTTTGATCGTGCTGATGGACATCCCCAACATTCTCACAGTTAGATCTGTGATCTGTGTCATGGCACCCTTTAGAATTTCTATTTTTTCTTCCTCGGGGACATTGGCATCATTAAGATTCTGAATTGTTTTTTGATCCTGGAACTGTGCTGACGTAGTGGTATGCAACTGTTGATAGCTAATTGGTGCAAAGTATATTTCAAGATCACCCTGACTCACTGTTTGATCATAATTGGGCATGCGCAAGTTCTGCAGGATGGTTCTAAGATCAATGGTGTATTCATCCTCATGCTGACAGTCCGGGCAGGCAGTGCTGAGTTCTAACTCATGTCCATAGCTGGCTATTCTAATGGCAGTCAGTATGGTGTCAACATCCACTACCGGGCAATGCCAGGCATTTTTAATGCTTGGGCAACAGCTCTGTATAACTGAAACCACAGCCTGGCCATTGAACAGTGCATCAGGAGTGCGATAAGTTATTTCATCAATTGCAGTCATGGGCAGCACAGGTAGCTCATGATTTTCGGGCATTGTCAGCGATCCCGGTGGCCAAAATTGTCCATTACTGGGTAACTGTACGTAAATGGCTGGCTGCCGAAAGTAGTGATTTAAAGGGTTAGTTGGTTGGGTCATTTTTATGTCCATAAATATAAGATAAAGTACTTATATTTCACGAGAGCACCATGGCAGATTATACTGAACAAGAACGAATAGAGTTGGCCCGACAAGTAGCTGAGGAGATGCGTCTCTACGGGCAGATGCACGCCAGTACTGCTGCACAGGTTCGCGACGCCAGCGTTGGAGTAAAAGATTTCACTGCAAAGACCACCAGCGCAGCCAGTATGGTGGGGAAGTCATTTCAAGATTTAGCCAAATCAACCTACGCTGGCAAGCAAGGTTTGTCGGAATTCAACGGAGTAATTGAATCCACAACTACTGCCATGGGAATTATGCTTGCAATGCTGGGCGGCCCAATTTGGGGAACAATTGCTCTTGGGTTAGTAGCATTTGGCAAAGCTCTGGGCATGGCCAACAAAATGTCTCAACAGACATTTGAAGCCTACAAACAACTAGCAGATGTTGGCGGGGCAGCCGGTGCATCGTTGCAAGGATTAAGAAATCAAGCCAGGGACTTTGATTACACCCTAGGCGAGGGCGACGAAGGACTCAAAGACTTTGTTGCAATGATTGCCAAGAACAGCCAAACCCTGGCATACTTCAAAGGCACAGTGGCTCAGGGCACCGCTGCCGCAGCCGGAATTGGGGATGCATTTAGTCAGTACCGAGATCCGCTGTTAAAACTCGGACTCTCCACCGAAGATCAAAATCAATCCATCTTAAACTATATCAACTATAGTTCAAGACTTGGCATGAGCCAAGGCAAGACCTTTGATCAACTGGCAGCCAGTGCTAGAAAATATATTGTAGAAACCGAAGCATTGTCTGCATTATCTGGAAAAAGCCGCGAGGAAATTGAACAACAACGACGATCGGCACTGAGCGAACAGCAGTATCGTGCTAAAATTGAAGAAATGAGGGCCAACAAGGACTTTGAAGGTGTTGAACGCCTGACCAAATTCAATGCCGCACTTACAGCGGCGGGGCCGGCCGGGGAAGAGGTTGCCAAGGGAATGAGACAGCTGGCAGTGAGTGGGTTACAAACTGCCGAAGCACAGGCCTTGAATCGACTGACCAACGGTGAAGCTTTGAGAATACAGCAACTGGTCAATCAAGGGAAGATCAGCGAAGCAGATGCAGTGACTCAATTACAAAAGGCAGTGGGAGCAGGGCTGCCAACCTGGAACACACTAGCGCAGCAAAATGTTGATCTAACCGGCACCATTGGCAAGATGTCTAACATGTATGATTTTCAAGCAGGTGCTGCTGGTGATTATGGCAAGGCACTGACTGCTTCAAGAAACGCAGTTAATGCTACTATACACTCAAAAGAAGCAGAACTCAATAGCAATGTCAATACAATTAGAAATCAAAAAGAGGCCGCAAAGAGTCTACAAGGCGTGATTGAAAAGTTTATTAATGTAGCCACTGGCCTGACCAATGGATTGTCCAAACTTTGGAAATCTATTTCCGGCACAATGCTTGATATTTCTGATGTTGCTGAAGATATAATTGACTATATCAAGTATAATATCCTAAAAATGGATAAGCCCACATACGACAAAGATCTCGCAGCGACCCTAACACAGCAACAAGAATCAATGAAAAATTCGCTTGCTGATTTTAAGAAAACAGGAAAGATGAATATCTCTGGGGAGGATGAGGCTCTAAGGTATCAAGGCAAAGAAGGCAAAGCATTATACGAACAAGATAAACTTGCACAGTTGGCTAAATTAAAAGAGCAAGAACGAATCAACGAAGCCAAGCGCGGGCTTGAAGATCAAAAAGCAGCACGCCGCAAGAGTCTTCGAGAAAAGTTTTACGGTGACACAGAAGCAGCACCTGCACCTGCCGGGGGAGGAACTCCGCCAGCAAAAGTGCCAGCAGCAACAGCCGCAGCGGCGCCGGGTGCCCCGGCACGAAAGGGTTATACTGCACACAGCAATCAGAGTCTAGCGGCCTTGGGTTTGACTCTAACAGGCAAAGGTGGGGAGAAGGGAGATCGGCAAGCAGAAGGTGCGCAAGTATCCGACAAATTAATTGAGTTGGCTCAAAAAATTAAATCCAACATACCTGGCTGGGCTGGATTCACTGGGTTCAATGACAACTTTCATCGAGAGGAAATACCTAACAGTGGACATGCCCAAGGATTGTCAGTAGATTTTGTTCTTAACAAGAGACCCACTCGTGAAGAAGGTCAAAAATTAGTTAATATGTTAAAAAGCATGGGAGCCAGCGTTGCTAAAGATGAATACAATGATCCCAGCAGCCAGGCAACAGGCCCGCATTTTCACGCCAGTGTACCTGAGGGCAGATATGGCGGAATTTTTGAAGGGCCACGCACTGGCTATGCTGCAGTGATGCATGGTCGTGAAGCAATATTGCCCTTGCCCAACGGCCAAAGCATTCCAATTGCTATTGATACTGAAAAAATTATTGAAAGTTTTTCTGAAGCGTTAAAACGCACATCATCTTCTAGCACAAGTTCATCTGACCGTGGGACCGATCTTCTTTCAGCACTGCTTGACATGGTGAGTCTGCAGCGTGATCAAAACGATTTGGTCAGTAAATTACTGCAAGTACAACGGGCCTAACGGTAAATACTACATTATGACGTGGAAAAAATTCTTCAAAGTAGCTGACACAACTGGTCAGATGAGTCCAATTAGTGGCGCATTGACCAATGGCAATTCCAACTATGCTGCGCAGACTGAGTTTGCTTTTCGCAACTATGCCAGCAGATTACCCGAAGTGTACACTGGTCACCCCAATCGCATTGAGCGTTATAATCAATATGAAAACATGGATTCTGACAGTGAAATCAATGCATGTTTGGATATCATCAGTGAATTTTCCACACAGCTCAACGAACACAACGACACACCATTTGAAATAAAATTCAAAGATAAACCCACAGATCACGAAGTAGAAATTATCAAAAAACAGTTGCAGCAATGGGTCAAGCTCAATAAGTTAGATCAACGTATCTTTAAACTGTTCCGTAATTCCATCAAATACGGTGATCAAGTGTTTGTGAGAGATCCAGAAACGTTTGAAATGTACTGGGTTGAGATGACCAAAGTGTCACGGGTAATTGTCAATGAAAGCGAAGGCAAACGTCCCGAGCAATATATTATCAGGGATATTAATCCTAACTTTCAAAGCATGACCATTGCGCAAAAGACTGCGCAAGATTACATGGTGAATCCGCCCACCGGTGGATCACAAACAAACTTATCTTACACACAGCCCAATCAAGGTGGAGCTGGTGGTGGTGGCAGCAGATTTAGCCGGGCCATGAATGAAAGTTGTTTGGATGCCAAGCACATTGTACACATCAGCTTGAACGAAGGCTTAGATCCGTTTTGGCCATTTGGGCAGAGTGTGTTGGAAAACATTTTCAAAGTTTTCAAACAAAAAGAATTACTGGAAGACTCGATCTTGATCTATCGTGTGCAACGTGCACCAGAACGTAGAATCTTCAAGATTGATGTGGGCAACATGCCATCGCACATGGCCATGGCCTTTGTGGAACGGGTAAAAAACGAAATGCATCAGCGCAGGATTCCCACAGTACAAGGTGGCGGCGGCAACATGATGGATTCCAGTTATAATCCACTCAGTGTTGGCGAAGATTACTTCTTCCCACAGACTGCTGACGGTCGTGGATCCACAGTCGATACTTTGCCTGGCGGTCAAAACCTAGGCGAAATTGACGATTTAAAATACTTCAACAACAAGATGGCCCGCGGTCTACGTGTGCCCAGCAGCTATTTGCCCACAGGGCCGGATGACTCAGATCGTGCAATGAACGACGGTAAAGTAGGTACTGCACTGATTCAAGAGTACAGATTTAATCAATATTGCGAACGGTTACAGGCGCTGATCTGCCAGAAACTTGACGACGAATTCAAGATGTTTTTGACCTGGCGCGGATTTAACATTGACAGTGGCTTGTTTGACATCAAGTTTAATCCACCGCAGAATTTTGCCAGTTATCGCCAGAGTGAGTTGGACACAGTACGTATCAGTGCGTTTACATCAGTGGAGCCGCTGCCGTACCTAAGCAAACGTTTTCTTATGAAACGCTATCTTGGGCTCACCGAAGAAGAGATTTCAGAAAATGCAAAACTCTGGAAAGAAGAACGCAGCAAGCCTGAACTTGAAACATCGCAGGGGCAAGATTTGCGCAGTATTGGAGTTACTCCAGCAGGCATGGAATCTGACATTACCACTGGTGAAGAACTAGCAGGTATTGATCAACCGGGTGGGGCACCAGGCGAAGCCGGGGGTATACCTACCACAGCCGGAGCACCAATGTCAGCAGCAGCCCCAGGTGGAGCACCAGCAACTCCGGGCGGCAGCGTATAAATACAGTATGATCCTTAACGAGTTATATCAGCGTTCGCCAGAAGCTTTCCAAGACATTGCACAAGACAACAGTGCTCCTCGTCTTGGAAACCTGCGCAAAACTCGTTTGACCCTCAAGCAACTCAATAAGCTGAGAAAAATGAATGATTTGAGAAAATATGAATTTGAACAAAGTCTCAAAGATATTCGTGCTCAATATGCTCCTCCAGCACAACCAATGATGTAATTTAAAAATTTTGTAAAAATTACAATTTTTTTACAAAAAACCACCATAACCCGGTTATATTCTAATTCTTTTGTAAATATATCTATACATTTGCCCGTAATGGGGACAAATGAAACCTAACCCCATGAGGAGCTAATACAAATGAGTAAAAATTTCGAACAACTGATTGAATTTGTGATCAACGACGAGGAAGATAAAGCCCGTGAATTATTTCATGACATTGTAGTGGCAAAATCACGCCAGATCTACGAAGAAATGATGGATGACGAAGAAGTAGTCGAATCAGCCGAAGACGACGAAGAAATGATGGAAGCTGACGCAGCCGACGAAGAAGAAGAAGTCGAAGAGTCCATGGGCGGCGACGCTGCAGACGACTTAATTGACGATGTTGAAATGGAAGAAGAAGGTATGTCCATGGAAGGCGAAGGCGACGACATGAGTGACGAAGGTGGCGCTGATGTTGAAAACAAGCTAATGGATATTGAAGATAAGCTGGATGAACTTATGTCTGAATTTGAAGCTCTCATGAGTGGTGACGACATGGGTGGTGACGATATGGGCGACGACATGGGCATGGATGACATGGGCGACGAAGAAACTCTTGACGTTGAACTTGACAGCGAAGACGGCATGGGCGACGACATGGGCATGGATGACATGGGCGACGAAGAAGAAGACATGATGGAAGCTGTCAGTCTCAAAGCAGCACCAAAGCCAACCACTTCAGAAGAAGGTGGCATCAATAAGAAAGCTGTGTATGCAGCAAATAGTGGTGCAGCAGGAATGGCAGCAAGGCCAGTTTCAGCAACTGGAACAGAAGCAAAAGGTCGTCCAGCTCCTACAACCAAGGATCTAATCAGTGACGTACAAAATGCTCCTGCTCGTTCAGGGATCAAACTAAGCCCAGCTACCAAGCCACACCTGGCACAAGCCACTGGTGTTAATACCAAAAGCCCGGTTGGCAAGGCTTAATAAATTGTGAGCAAATACCTTAGAGAACATCTAAACTTTAACCAGGCCCAAATTGAGCTGATCAATGAAGACGCTCCAGATGGGTCTGGCAAAAGTCTCTACATGAAGGGTATCTGCATCCAAGGTAATCAGCGCAACGCCAATGAAAGAGTTTATCCAACACGTGAAATTGCTCGTGCAGTCGGTACAATCAACGAGCAAATTAAGAATGGACAAAGCGTGTTGGGCGAAGTTGATCATCCAGATGATTTAAAAGTTAACTTAGATCGCGTGAGTCACATGATTCAAAACATGTGGATGGATGGCGATGACGGATACGGAAAATTAAAGATATTACCCACACCCATGGGACAACTGGTTAAAACTATGTTGGACGCAGGTGTGAAATTAGGCGTTAGCAGCCGCGGAAGCGGAAATGTTAACGATCACACAGGACATGTCAGTGATTTTGAAATTGTCACTGTTGATGTAGTTGCCCAACCCAGCGCACCCAATGCATACCCCACGGCAGTCTATGAAGGTCTCATGAATATGAAGTACGGACATAGAGTGTTGGAGATTGCAAAAGAAGCTGGGTCGGACGACAAAGTACAGAGATATTTGAAACAGGAAATCAAACGCCTGATCAAAGATCTCAAGATTTAGGAGAATCTACTAATGTTAGATGCCATCAAACCATTACTAGATAGCGGCCTGATCAATGAAGATGTCAGCAAAGAACTCAACGAAGCTTGGGAATCAAAGCTGTCAGAAGCCAAAGAACAGGTACGTGCAGAACTCCGCGAGGAATTTGCACAACGCTATGAACACGATAAATCCGTGATGGTTGAAGCCCTAGATCGCATGGTAACCGAAGGTCTACAAACAGAGATCGCTGCTGTGTCTGCTGAAAAGCAAGCACTGGCAGAGGATCGTGTCAAGTTCCAAGGCAAGATGAAGGAGTCAGCTACAAAGTTCAACAACTTTATGGTGACAAAACTTGCTGAAGAAATTGGTGAACTGCGTAAAGACCGCAAGACTCACAACGAAAGCCTAGAAAAACTAGAAAACTTCGTTGTTCGTGCTCTTGCAAATGAAATCACCGAGTTTGCACAGGACAAGAAGAAAGTTGTGGAAACACAAGTTCGCTTGGTTCGTGACGCTCGTGTGAAGCTTGAATCACTCAAAACAAGATTTGTCAAAGAATCTTCAGAGAAAATGACTCAGGCCATTACCAAGCATCTCAAGGCCGAACTACACCAATTGCGTGAAGACATCAAACTTGCTCGTGAGAACAATTTTGGTCGTCGTATTTTTGAAGCCTACGCAGCAGAATTTGGAGCAACTCATCTCAATGAGAACGCTGAAGTACGTAAGTTAAACAGTGTAATCGCCGAGAAGAATTCCAAGCTCGCCAAGGCAGTACAGATTGCTGAACAGGCCCGTGTGGTCGTCGAAAGCAAAAATAGAGAGATTCGTCGTATTCAGGAAAGCAACGAACGTGAAAGCGTTATGAGCGACCTGCTTGCTCCTCTCAACAAAGAGAAACAAGAAATTATGAAGAATCTGCTTGAAAGCGTACAGACACCTCGTCTGAAAAATGCTTTTGAAAAATATCTACCAGCGGTACTTGAAAACCGTTCTGTAAAAACTCAAAAGGTAATTACAGAAAGTGTTAGCGAAGTAACTGGTAATAAGCAAGTTTCAGCTCAAGATGACAATCGCAGCAATGTAATTGACATCAAGAGACTGGCTGGGCTATAAGAAATATAAGGAGACTTAAATGTCACAAGAATTACTCGAAAGCCGCTGGGACGAAACCAAAGACGCTCTCATGGAAGGCCTCAAAGGTTCACGTCGTAGCACAATGGGTGTTATTCTCGAAAACACTCGTAGGTATTTGAAAGAAAATGCAACTGCCGGCAGCACAGCCGCTGGTAACGTTGCAACACTGAATCGCGTCATTCTGCCGGTTATCCGTCGTGTGATGCCAACAGTTATTGCCAACGAACTGGTTGGCGTTCAGCCAATGACCGGTCCAGTTGGTCAGATTCACACTCTGCGTGTTCGCTATGCAAGCTCAATGACTGACGGTTCTGCTGCTGCAACCTCAACAGTTGCTGGCGACGAAGCACTGTCACCATTCAAGATTGCAACAGCTTACTCTTCAGCAACCACAGTATCTAGCGGTGTTCCTGGTGCAACCCAGTCACGTTACACTGGTGCTGACACTTCGGTTATGGAAGGTTCTGGTGGTCGTAACATCAGCGTTCAAATCTTGAAGCAAGCCGTTGAAGCTAAAACACGTAAGTTGCAAGCTCGCTGGACTTTTGAAGCAGCTCAAGACGCACAAGCAATGCACGGCATTGATGTAGAAGCAGAAATCATGGCAGCTTTGGCTCAAGAAATTACAGCTGAAATTGACCAAGAAATTCTGTTGAGCCTGCGCACTCTTGCTGCAACTGAGTTTACATACAACCAAGCTACTGTATCTGGTACAGCTACATTCGTTGGTGACGAACACGCCGCTTTGGCAGTTCTGATCAACCGTGTTGCTAACTTGATCGCTCAGCGTACACGTCGTGGCGCTGGTAACTGGGCTGTTGTTTCTTCAGCAGCATTGACTGTTCTGCAGTCAGCAACAACTTCGGCTTTTGCACGTACCACTGAAGGTACATTTGAAGCACCTACCAACACCAAGTTTGTTGGTACACTGAACGGCGCAATGCGTGTGTTTGTTGACAGCTATGCTGCTGACACTACACCTGTGCTGGTTGGTTACAAAGGTTCTTCAGAAGCAGATGCAGCAGCATTCTACTGCCCATACATTCCTTTAATGTCAAGCGGTGTTGTTCTGGATCCAACAACATTCGAACCAGTCGTGTCATTTATGACTCGTTATGGTTACATCGAACTTACTAACACAGCAAGCAGCTTCGGTAACGCAGCTGACTATCTGGGTGAGATCGCTGTTTCGAACCTGTCGTTCTCCTAATCCGAGAACCACACCAAGCAAAAAGCCCGCTTTGGCGGGCTTTTTCATATCTTAAACATTGTTAGATATTTTTCCATGCCACCGAATACTGTGTTCCAGTCACCAAAGT